AACACAGGATTTTTACAAACTAAAATTACTTTTCCAGAGGATGATGTTGATAAGATATTAAATGATTATCGATGGATTATCTCAAGTGTAGGTGAAGACATCTAAAATGGCTAATTTCTCTTTTAAAAAACAAAATAAGCAGAAACGTAGTACGCAAGATAGCAGTTCTACTGATAGTCATAGTGTTACAAAAAATAATGAAATTGAAAATGTAGAAGAGTGGGAAAAACAGATTTGGTACTGGCGTACTCATATTGATGTATTTATTGAAGAGTATTTTAGCACTGAGGATAAACCTATTAATTTTTTTCCTTTTCAAAAAATGGTGGTTAGATCGGTTGGAAATTGTGAATTTGTAGATGATGTTGAAAGTCGTTCGCTAGGTAAAACTTTTAAAATGGCATTGGCGTTAAGCGCATTGGCTATACTGTACCCGAATAATAAAATTTTGGTGGTTTCTAAAACCGTTAGACAAGCCATATTAACAATAAAATATATAGAACAATTTGCCACGGACAACTCTAATTTTTCTAGAGAAATAAATTTGCCAATTCGAGTAGCGAGAGATAACGCTGTTGTTAAATTCAAATCTGGTTCTGAGATTGAAGCGTTAGCCATGAGTGTAGATGGAAGTAATATTCGTGGACTGCGTAGAAAAATCATATATATTGATGAAAGCGCATGGGTAAAATCAGATGTTATATTGTCGGTGTTGATGCCTGTTTTGCAATATAAACGACAAGTATACTGGAAATATAAAGATGAAGGTTTCGAAGATTTTAAATCCAAATTAATACAAACATCTTCGGCGTATTTGAAATCGTGTGAGTTTTATTCTAGATTTAAGCAAACTGTGAGTGATATGAAAAATGGTGACTTGACAAAATTTGCATGTGCGTTAAGTTATAAAGCTGGTATTCGATATGGCATTATTGATGAACAGTTTGTAGAAAATCAAAAAAACTTAATGCCTTCGACAAGTTGGGAAATGGAATGGAATAGTAGGTTCATCGGAGCAACAGATGGATCGTATTTTCCTTATCAAATCACCGAGCCGTGTAGAACACTGGAGAATATAGAAATATGTCAAGCAAAAGGAAGTAAATCTAGATATATACTCAGTGCTGATATAGCAACTTCGGCTGCTACTTATGCTGATAATGCTTGTATTTGTGTTATAAAATTATCAGAAAAAATTGATGGTACATTTAATAAATATTTAGTATATATCAAAACTTATCATGGATATCACTTGGAAGCTTTAACAGAAGAAATACGTAAAACTTGTGTGCGGTTCCCTAATATTGAAAAAGTCATTATAGATACTAACGCCTTGGGTGAAGGTATTATATCGCTGTTAAATACACCTTTCGTGGATGAAAACAATAAGGAATATGCTCCTTTCATATTAGATACTTTTGAAAAAAACTCTGGTAACGCTATACCTATTATCCGCAGTATCAAAGCGGATATGAAGTATAACTCTAGAATGGCAACGTGTACTAGGTTGTTTTTGGAAAACAAGTCATTACATTTACCTGTTACAAGTACCTTAATGAGACGTGAAGTTGACACAGGTGAAGAGAAAACAGATGGTAGAAAGAAAAATTTAATGGTAGAAGAGGTTGCTGTATATATTGAAACCGATGCTTTGCAGTATGAAATGGGTAATATCATGCCGAAAATAACTGTATCGGGTAATGTGTTATACGAAACTGCTACGCCAAGCTTACATAAGGATAGATATTCTGCTCTTGGAATGGGATTGGAATATGTATTTGGGTTAGAAGAAGACAATAGAGACGCTAAACGTACAGATAATGATTTTTGTGTTGGGACTGCTTATGGTTGGTAGTCCGTGCGCACGGAAAAGTAAAAATATAAAAAGTAAAGTGAGGTGAGTAAATGGAAAAGATTAATGAAGTCTTTGTAGGCGCAGACTTGAATAAGCCCGATAGTTATCAATATCAAGTTTATAGTTATGAGAATAAAGATTATAGTTTTAAAGGTGAATTAAAAAGCTATAATTATAATAATATATTGAAAGATAAACAGACAAATATCTATAAATTGTATGAACTTGCAAATTATTTCGTGGATTCCGATTCGATCTATAGCGGCATTATTAAACGAGTGCTTACACCATTCTCACTTAGTTGTGGTTGGAAATTAAAAGGTGTTTCGGAAAAAGTTAAGCAAAAATATACAGATCATTATGAGAGTGTTAGCTTTCTAGATGTGGCAAGAAGTATATTTTATGAATTGTATACTTTTGCACAATGTTATGTTTATTTTATGCCTGATACTGGTAGATTGATAACATTACCTCCGCATAGGATTAGAATATCTGACATCATGGTAAATGGTGAACCAGTGGTTGAGTTCAACGTTATCGAATTGAATAAACGAAGTAATTATGGTGCTAAAGAAGGATTTATAGATACTTTGGTGAAAAAATATCAAGGTTATCCACCAGAGATTGGAGAAGCCATAAAGGCTGGTATAACTGGAGCTTGGATTCAACTTGACCCTGACAATGTATTTGTTATTCAAGAATCAAAGCCAATGTGGCAAAAATACGCCATACCTTTCATATCCACTTGTTTGAAGCCTTTGGCAAAAAAAGAATTAATTAGTTATTATGAAGATGTGCAATTGAATGTTGGAGCAAAAGGCTTTTTACATGCGAAACTTGGACATGATGAATTATTACCTAAGCCAAACCAGGCACAGTTGAATGCCACAGCTAAGATATTTCAAGATGCATTAAATAAATTTCCTTTAGCGGTAACATCACATTTTGTTGATGCGAAGTTTATCAGTATTGATACAAGAGGTTTGTTTGACAAATCTAAATACAATGAAGTAAATTCTCAAATTATGTCTAGTGGTGGTATAAGTCCATTGGTGGTTACTGGTGAGAGTGACGGTGCTTCTTTTGCTCAAGCGAATGTATCTGTTGAGACTGCATCACAAAGGATTACGCAAAATCAAATGAATTTCTCTGAAATGATGAAGAAATATAATAGGAAATTAGCCGCTATGTGGCGCATTGCAGACAATAGAGTGCCAACATTTGTTTTTAATGAAGTTAATTTGATGAATGATCCAAAGTTTAGAGAAGAAGCATTTCAATTATGGCAACAAGGTTGCGTATCTAGAAAAACATTACTTGATGATTATTACAATATGGATTATGAGCAAGAAAGAGAAAGAAAACAACAGGAGCAAGCTGAGGATGATGATGAAATATTTATGCCACCAGCTAGTCCCTTTAATTCAACGATAGGTAATAATCCAGCAGATGCAGGAGGAAGACCGAGTAAGGGTGTCAAAGAATCAAAGCAAGATAAAAACAATTCGAAAACTGGAAGTCAGCCTAAACCTTCTGCAAAATAAGGTGGTGAGAAATTGAATAAAGAAAAAGTATTAGCGAGTATTTTAGAGTTGCACAATTCTAATGACGTTTACATGACGTTAGATGTGTTGCTTTTAACGTCTAGGGTTAATTTAAATAATGCTAGGTTTACACCTGATTTTATCCACGAAATCGTGGAGCATAAAGATTTTTATATTGGTTTACCTCTGGTATGCGAAAGAGAAAAATTAGAAAAAGGTAAGTTTACACAATTGGGTCATGCATTGAAAAAAGATGGCACATTTCAAACGGAACAAGTTGGTAGCTATGTTGATTTTTATGAAAAAGAATCAGATGATGGTGCGACTGAGTTATTTGGTACTGTTCGGGTATTCAAAAGATTTAGCAAAATTTGTGAGGCTATGATGCAATTATACGCTGATAAGTCATTATTTTTTAGCGTAGAAGTTTTTGTAGGTGCTTACAACAGGAAATCTGATGGTACACGTGAGGTTGATGCTCATGATGATAATAAAATTTTTGGTGACTGTGTAGTGTCTTACCCCGCAGAAAAAAAGTCCACAGCACAATTATTAATTGCTGAGGCTTTAAATATTGATTTAGGTGGTGACCATAAAGTGCATAAAACATTTGAAGATTTTTTCAAAGAGACAAGTCTACATTTTGAAAATAGTGAATTAGACATTGGGCAAGTGCAAAAAAAAGTATATCAAAAGTGTATGGAAGAATTGGGTACTGATTTTTATAATTTTTATTGTGTTGATTTTGGGGTAGATTATATGATACTTCAAAATTACAACGATGGTGATTATTATAAAGTAGATTTTACTGTTAGTTTCAGTGATGTTTCTATCAGTGTAATGTATAGAGTAACTAAGAACTATGTGCCTATAAGTGATACTGATACGGATATGCCTGATACTGATATGCCTGATATGCCTGATGATGATGATGATGAAAATGAATTAAAAATAAATGAGGAGGTAGAAAAAATGACATTAGAAGAAATGCAAGCAAAATTAGAAATTGTTGAAGCAGAAATGAAAACTTTGAATGAAACTATGACTGCTAAAGATGCTGTTCTATCTGAAAAAGATGCGAAAATAAATGAATTAAGCGAACAGATTAATACTTTATCAGAAACCGTTGTTATCAAAGATAATGAAATTGCTGAGTTGGCAAAATCTAAGGATGAATTAGATTTAATTAATCTTGAAAAAGCTGAAATTGAAAAAGCTGAAAAGAAAGTGGCTTTAAAAGAAAAATATTCAAAATTGTTAAGTGAAGAAGTTTTGGCTTTGGCTGAGATTGCTGAGGCAATTGAGACTTTAAATGAGTCTGTTTTACAGGCAAAAGTGGTTGAATCAGCATTAGAAAAAGCAGAAGCCACCAAAGTGACAAAAGAAGAGCCAAAAAAAGCAATGGTTACAGCATCTAGAATTACGGATGATATAACAGTTGGAGATTCCGACTTGTTAAGCAAATATATCACCATTGGTAAATAACAATTAAAAAATTATAAGGAGGAAAATATAATGGCAGGTTTTATAGCAAAAGGTAATAATGAATATTTAGGAACTGTAAAATTAGTAGCGGGAGCAGACGCATTACATAATGGTACGTTTGTGAATGTGAACTGGACGACTGGTTTCGCATCAACCCCAACGAATACAGATATTCCTTACTTTGTAGAAAACGTGATTGATACTGTTGACGAGCAACAAATCAACGATATAGATTTCACTGTAGCAGCAGAAAGTTATATCAGAATTAAGAGATTACTTCCTGGCGAGATTTTTGTTACAGATAAGGCGGTTTCCACACCAGCAGTTGGCGCAATCGTTGATGTTGGTACTACTGGCAAAATTACTGCAACAAGCGGTTCACCAGTACAAAAGTTCCAAGTTATTGAAAAGCCTACAATGTGGGGCGTAACAGTGTATAAATGTATCGTGTTAGACTAATTGAATTTTAACAACAATTGAAAAATTATATAAGGAGGACATTATAATGGCATTAAGAAATGATAAAGCTGTAGAAATTTTTTCAGCATTACACATGAATAAAATCAAAGATACGGAAATTGAAGTTGCTGAAGCAAGAGCCGCTATCAGAGAGTTGGCTAAAAATCCAAATCCGATCAATAGATATGAAATTGCTCAATTGCTTGCATTTGTAGTCAACGATATAATCACACAGAAAACGAATTATATAGATATGTTTGCAGATACAAAAAGAGTAGGTATCGGCGAAAAGGCAATGTTCAAAGTAAAAAAATCTGGTATCAAAGCTTATTTACAAGCAAAAAATGGTACTACTCATAGAAGTAGAATTATGAACGCATACCAAGACGTTGACACAATTGAGGTAAGTGCTAGACCGTTTATCAATTTATATGAATTGGCGGCAGGAAAAGTCAGCTTCGATGAGTGTATCGGGGATGCCGCCGATGAGATGGAAAAGGCAATGGTGCAAGAAATTGAAAGAACATTGTACGCTGCTTTTGATGGGTATAGCACACCTAGTTATGGATCTGGTTCTGGTGTAGTTGCTGCTACGATTGATCCAATGATTAGAGCAATGCAAAGAATGGGTAATGTTTCTATCATCGGCGATATCAATTGTATTTACAAATTGGCTGATTTGACAGGTTTTGTTACTACTGGTACTACTAAGCAATTCTCTGAAAATGTTATGGATGAATTTAATAGAAATGGCATGATTGGAAATTATAAAGGTTCCATGGTTTTGAAGTTAAATAACCCATTTGTTAGAGGCAGTTTGACATCTACAGTGTTGAAACAAGATTTACTTTACATTATGCCTTCAGGTGCTGAAAGCCCATTGAAGGTTGTTATGGAAGGTGATGTTGAATCTATGGACTCAACTAACATCAACGATAACACAATGGAAGTACAATTGAGAAAATATTTTGGTTCTGCAATAATTTATGGAGATAATCCACAAATCGCAGTATACGAAGATACAAGCCTATAACAATTAATAATCAAGGGATAATATAAAAATATTATCCCTTTTTTTTTTGAATAAAAAATGGAGGAAAAAAGGAATGGCTAAAGTAAAAGTTTACAATCGTAATAAGTTTGATATCGGGGTAAAGCTAATCAATCCAGTAAGAGAACAAAATATTAAGTCTGGTAGTTTTTCTATTTTAGAAGAGGATGATGTTTATTACTTGGATACAATTTGTACTTTATTTAAGCGTGGCATGTTAGTTGTTGAAGATAAACAGATTACGGAAAACTTAGGGTTTCCAGAAGTGAATGAAAATATAAAAAATGATGAAGAAATTTTAAGTATATTAAGAGGTAATTTTTTGAAAATGAAATCAGAACTGGCAAAAATCAAAGAACCACACATGATTGATGCGGTTTATCATATTGCAAAAGGCATCGGTGGAGAATTGAGCGGTGCTAAATTGAAATTTTTAGCTGAATTTTGTAGCAGAGGTATTTTAGTAGATGAACTTGGTGATTAATTGATAAAGGGGTGAGCAGTTTGACTGATATAAATAGTATTAAATTACAGATTAGGACTAATTTTAGAAATCAAAGAACCCCTGTGACTTATACAGATAGTGATTATTTGGCTTTTTCGGTGCTTGGTTGTAAAAGATTTTATAGAGATACAGGAAAAGAAACGCTATGGGATACTGAGTTTTCTGTAGATACACTTAGCAGAGATCTAAATGTAACAGAATATGAATACTGTGTTTTGTCTGCTGAGATTGAATTGATTAAAAGTATAAGAAATTATTGGAATACAATGGTGAGTTATACAACTAATGCATTGACAATTGCAAATGCTTTTAAGCCATTTGAGTTTATGGAAGCGCAAATTAAAGAAAAAGAAAATGAATTAATTGGATTGTTCCATAAAATGACAGATGTTGCTAATCCTTCGTCAACAAGTGATATAGATGTTGATTCAGTGGATTATACATTTAGTTAGTAGGTGACTTTGGTGAAAATAGAGATTGTATATAAGAACAAAGATTTAGAAATTGTTGGTACAGAAGAGTTCACGTTGAATGAATACTGTCATTTGTTAAGTCAAAAAACACTCAGTTTGTTATATCAAATCGAAGATTTAAACAATAAAAAAATTGAATATGGCGATCTTAAAAAATATATATTCAATCTAGCTGGAAGTATACAAAGGCTACCTGAGAATTTAGTGGATGGCGAGATAAAAGAAAGTAAAGTCAAGAAGCCTGAGAAGTCATTTTTTGACTTTTTGTTGAGGTAGATTATGAATTGTACAAGCAAACGTAAAGTGATTACTGAGGCGGTTTTGGTAAAGGCTGATGGCACTAGAATAAATATGGGTGTGATATCACATAACTATTCTTTGTTGGAAATCTTAAAATTAAAAGTGTTGTTTCGTTTTGGTAAACAAGATGAGCTTTTACATGAATCAATCAAAAAAATATCAATAATAAAAGAAATTAAAGACAAGTTAAAACATAGATAATATATTTCGAAAGGGTGGTAGAAAATGGCATATTTAAATAAAGTTGTTGATACTGGATTGGCTATTATATCAAACAGAATTAAAGGTGTGGGTGACGAACCTAATCATATTGGATGGGGCGTTGGTACTGCTGAGGCATCTACAAGTGATACTACTTTAGGTAGTGCCAGTGTAGAAGCTAGAACAGAAGGAACTTCTACAGTGACGAATTCTGGTGGCACTACTGGTGATACCTATAGAGTAGTTGGTGTTATCGAGAACACTGTGGCTGCAAAAGCGATTACTGAGGTTGCGTTATTTGACGCTGCTACAAGTGGCAACATGTTTACGAGAAGTAATTTTGCACCAATTAATGTTGAAGTTGGCGATTCTGTAGAATTTGACCTGAAAATTACTGGAAATAACTAGGAGGAAAGGAGTGTGCAATTATGGCGGCTTCATTTCCAAATAGCGTAAAAACGTGGACACCTTTAGTCGATCACGTTTCGACAGCTCAGGCATCAGATATAAATACTGTATATGAAGAGATAACAGCAATTGAAACAGAATTATCGGCTGGATTAGCATATAGTACGGAAGCAGAATCATCTAATTCAATTGTTACATTGCCAAGCACAGCTCAAGGGCTGATGTCGGAATTTACAGTTGAGGGGAATACAGTTTCGCCTTACGATTCATATACTAAATTCTTAATGAGATTCGAAGGTTCAGATGGCGCAAAGCCTTCAACAGATGCAACAGGTAAAGCGTTGACGTGGAGTGGTGACGCTCAATTAGATACTGCACAGAAAAAGTTTGGTAGTAGTTCAGCATTATTTGATGGGACTGACTATATAATTGTGACTGATGCGAATAATGAATTAGATATTGGTACACAAGATTTTTGTCTTGAGGGATGGTTCAGGGTTTCAACGGTTGCAGGATTACAACATCTATTCGATTTTCGTCAATCAGCAGGTACGGATATAGCACCAGTTTTATATATTACATCAGGATACTTAAGACTGTGGGTCGGTGATGATAAAATATCTAGTACTTCTATTTTGTCAGCAGGAATATGGTATCATATAGCTGTAGTTCGGAGTAACGGAACTACAAAGATGTTCGTTAATGGAGGGCAGGTAGGCAGCAATTATACTGATACGAATAATTATATAAGCGTTACAACCATAAAAATTGGCTCTTATTTAGACGGTAACTCTTATCAATTCTACGGTCACATGGACGACATTCGCATCTCTGTTGGGACACCAAGATACACTGAAAACTTTACACCGCAACCACTTGACGTTTTGAGCGTTGCACCGATGGCGGTTGAAGTGATTGGGAAGAATAATGTTGAGAGTATATCTTTAGGCTCTGTTAACGTTACCACAGGAGCATTAACAACTAGCACCACAGAAGTAGTAACAAACTTAATGACTTTAAAAGATGCAACTAGTTACTTTTTTGGTTGTAACGCAACTTATAGAATGTTACGTGTATTTGAATATGACGTATTCAATAATTACATAGGGTTTACGTTGTATGGTGGCGTAAGTGGTACTGATATCACTACAAACGCAAAGACAAGATATGTACGTGTTACTTATGATAAAAATGGAGCAACTTTATCAGCACAAGATTTAATTGATATGAAAGCATGTATCCAAGTCGAAAGGGGTACGATTGCTTCTATATACGAAGCCTATCAAAAAACCACAGCTACAAACACTCAAGAATTACACGCTGTACCGAGCGCAAAGGATACTTGGAATGCGTTGACAGGTGAGATTGTGAAGAGGGTTAGTGATGTTGTTGAGCTGAATGGGAATGATTTTACTTGGGGTTTTGTTGATGATTACATAGGATTTAAACTGTTAAAAACTCCTAACTCGTCATTTGCTGAATTTGTAGCAAATTCAGAAGTGGTATATAAATATAATAATAAATTAATATCTCATGCATCAGTAGGATTTCCCTCTGGCGATTATAGTCAGTTGTATGGCGCTAATTCATCATTGTACCTATCTGTTTTTGACATAGACACAGGATGGTTAGAGTCGTGGACATCAGGTGGCGGTTTTACTGGACTAGATTGGAATGGACTAGCCAAATCCTATATGAATGGTTGGAAACTAACTTTACCTAGTGCAGACGTAGCCTCTTGCGTATGGACAGGTATTGCATCAGGTACTACAAAATCAGGTGCATCTGGATATGCTGATACAACAACAACATTAGATGTAGGGTTTACACCATATTCAATGTACTATGAACTTGCAACACCAATCACCACATACACAAGACCTACATCCTTACAATCATCTGCATCTGGTACACTGTATCAGAAACCACTGATAGAAGATTACGGCTTTTATAATGGTGGATTAGCTTTATCAAATACAGATTACCTAATATCATCAATCCAAGAATGCAGATTATGGGATTTATCAGATGGTAGTTATACTATTATACCTACATCTAACATCACCATAACAGCAGGAGTTATTACAGCCATTACAGGCGCAGTAGCAGAACAATTTTATACATTTGACTATATATATGCTGACTTGAGTACTAATGCTAATTTGGTGTATACACATCCAATTAATGCAATGGGTCAAATACAAGAGAATACTAATGCTATTATTAGAACGAATGAGAAGATAGATGATTTAGAAAAAACTGTAATTATAGATATTAATTCTGCTGAGTATTCGGATGTAATAGAATCTACTGAGAGTATTATACAGTTACCCGAAGTAGCGGGTGGTTTTGCAAATAGCTTTATAGCGGAAGGTGTTAATAGTGTTGTTGAAATAACTGAATTTAAAGTAGTAGCGCAACCATTAGTTAGCGATACTAGTGTGCTGTCAATGGCAGTGTATAATGGGAAAATATATGCAATTACTGCGCCAAATTTAACATTGTTGGAATGGAATGGTACTGACGCATGGGTCGAAGTTGTATCCAGTTTTGGCACAAGTTATGGAGGTGCGCTAACAGTTGCTAATAATAAACTTTACTTTGCCTCCGAAGGTGGTGAGTTATATGAGTGGAATGATGTCGACACTTTAACGCAAGTTGCTACTTCGTCATATTTTATAAGTGCTGTAACTACGTTTGATAATAAGGTTTATGCTGGTACTGGAAGTTATGGTAGATTGTTAGAATGGAATGGTACTAACGCATGGGTAATAAAAGCTTCTGTAGCCACATCTGGTACAGCTATATACAATGCTCTTTGCGTATTTAATAATAAACTTTATGCTGGCTTATATCCAAGTGGTGAATTAGCAGAATGGAATGGCGTAGATGCTTGGGTAATTAAGTCGCAAAGTATAACTAATGCTATATATGGGCTAGTTGTATTTAATGGTAAGCTATATGGTAACAGTACTGATTATTTTACTGGTTCTGTACTATTGGAGTGGGATGGAGTAGACACTTGGGTAGAAGCGCTAACTACAGAGTATGTTATAGTTAGTATGATTGTACTTGACAATAAACTTTACCTTGGCACTTATAACGGTTGTTTACTTGAATGGGATGGTGTAAGTGCGGCATTGGAAATAGTAGCTGAAAATCCCTTGACTACTAGTAATAATAGTTTGAATGCCATAGCAACATTAAATAACAAGGTGTATGGTGGCGATCCAAATGGTAAGTTATTGGAGAAAACGCCAGGCGCAACAGAGATCAAGTTTGGCGGTAAATCTACAATTCTTGGTGTGGGTGAAAATTCAACTACACTTACTAGTATTCCTGTATTAAGAAGTATACCTATTGCAAAAGATACTTACAACGTTAATACTGGCGAGCATATACAAGTCGTAGGAACACATGCACTAACAGTTGATGACGTGATAGATGTTAGTGAATATGTAAACGTAGATGTTTACTTTACAACTAATGAGGATACAGATTATGGTTCGCAAAATTGGATAGATGGATCTGGTGCTGTACTTGTTGATGGATATGAGGTAGTGCCTTACGCTGAAATGGATAATGTTTCTAGCATAGGTAAGTTTGTTATAGTGAATCATCAAATAGGGTTGATAGTGGCAAAGGGTGCATCATATGAAACGCTGCTAGGCATTAATATTTATTTCGAACTTACTGATCCAATAACCACATTTTATGATAAGTCTGAGGTACAAACATCATCTAGTGGTACCATTGAACAGCAAAATCGCATAGATGATTTTGGTTGGTATGCGGATGGTTTAGCTTTAACAAATCCTGATTATCCAATCTATGAATTGATTGAAGTTAAAAAATGGAATATCAGTGACGGAACTTATACTGATGTGCTATTAGAAGAGATTTCGGTGACATATGGTGAAATAACTTATATTGATGCGTCACCAAATGATTTTTTCACATTTAGCTATAAACATAAGCGTAGCGTTAATGCAAATTTAGTTTTTACACATCCTGTAACTACCGCAGCTTATACGCAAACTAATACTGAATCAATAATTAATCAACAAAGCAAGATAGAAGACTTACAGCGGCAGTTTTTAGGTACAAAACCTACTATGTATAACAATAAGCAAACTCTTTGGTATTGGAGAACTGCGTTAAGTGCTAATGCTGTACATGCTATGGATGCATCAATAGCCACCACAATATCAGATACTAGTATATATCCTATGCCACAAGATGGTTGTCTGGTTGGTATTATTGTTACTAGAGCAAACGCCATAACTGCTGGAACCTTATCTATACAACCAAGAAAATTAAACGCTTGGAGTGGTAGTCAAACAACATTAGGATCTCCTATTACAATGGTAAGTGGCGATGGAGCTATAAAAGAATACACATATGCTGTTAATTCAGTTTTAGTGTCGGCGGGCGATTTGTTGAGTATACGTCTTGATACAGATGCTTCTTACGATGGCGGTACTAGTAACCATACAATTCTTGGCTTGATAATTGCGTATTAAGGGAGGTGTAGATTGTGAATTGGGGTACCTTTAAATGGGGTGATGGTACTTACTTTGGTAGTACTACATATACAAAAGAACTAAGCAATACTTACACTACTGAGGTAGATCCATTAAAATCTACCTCACATAATACTGATACCACTATTAATTATGCTAGTACATCAATCAAAGGCACTAATAAATATCAAAATTATGCCATTGGTTTTGCTGATAATTTAATCAAAAAGACTAGCAAATATTTATCTAATACTGTCAGTTTTACTGATGGATTAATCAAAAAGTCTAGTAAGCATTTATTGAACACTGTTAATTATACTGATAGTTTAATCAAAAAAACAAATCAGCGTTTATCGCACAATATAGATTATGCGTTAAATTTAATTAAAGCGTCATCACATAATGGTAACTATATAATAACCTATTCAAGTAATGCGATAAAAAGTACCACAAAAATAATAAGTAATGCGGTACAGTATACAAACAATTTAATAAAGTTAAATTTTTATAAATTGCTTTATGCAGTTGGTTATAATAATAGTATAAGTAAGGCTATCAGTAAAACATTTGATTATGCGGTGAATTATGTTAGTAGTATCACCAAATGGATTCGATACCACCTTAGTTATGCGACAACTTACACGAATTACTGGAGAAAACTATATAACATGCAATTTGTATATGTAGTTAGTCATTCTAATACGCTTAACAAAAAGGCTCACAAAGTTGTGATGAATTTGCTTGACTATGTTTTTGTTAAAAATAGGTTGTTTAAAAAAGATATAACTGTGGTGGTAAGTTATGGATATAATCTCATAAAAACTATTATTGATAATATTTTTAATTCTTTGATTTTTTATGTACCTAATTATTTAGAGGATGATTTTGAATGCTCTTTAAATGTAAATGGTAAAACTTGTGTGTTGAATTATAACTCTGCAACGCCAACATCAATTGCGATTAATATAAACTCCCTTGATTTTAAATCAAATATGAAGGGTTTAAGTGATAACACGTTTGATATGGAAGCAATGAAGAATTCGGGCATAAAAAAAGGTGATTATTTAACAGATCCAGACGGTAATGTATATTTAGTAAACTGGAATCCGATGAAAGAAATTAATTGTCTTAGAGCGCAAATACAAATGTGTACAATTATGATTGACTTCCAACGTTTTCAAAGTGAGGTTATTGATTCTGATGGCGTTAGTGCTACACCATGCTCATATTTGGATATTGTTGAAGATGTGTATTGTTATTTTAATAGAACTGGTATGGGTGTATTTGACTCAAGTACAGGACAAGTGGGTATACCACACACACAAAGGATATGCATAGGATTACAATATAATGCAGATACATCAAATATTCGAATTAGTGATGAATTTACTTTATACAACAAGCCTTATGTGATAACAGATATTGATTATAGTCAAATGAACACATCTGGTGTAGACGGTGTATTGATTGTATATGCTCAAATATTAGAGGGTGGTCGCAAATGCTGAAATTGAATAGTGTTAAATTGATGTCAGCGATTAGAAAAAATCTTGATAGAAAATTAGCCGTTTTGGCTGAATATGCGATTGAGAGAATGAGGGGCGTAATAGCATCTTTACCAGCTAGTGGTTCACACGAAGCTGTGGGCGCTTATGATTGGCGATTAGATGTTATAGATGCCATGCAACAAAGAGCTTATAATGAAGCGTTTGCCATAGTGAGAAAATTTGGTATGGTAGACGCTGATGAATTAACGCTGAATCGTGCTATGCTGGTAAATTATGGTATGGGTAGAACATTGGAAAGAGATAATCCGTTTATTAGTGAATATGTGGGTTCTGAGTATTACAATTTTGAGCGTAGTGGATTTGGTGTATATAGAAGAGAAGGCGATAATGTTTATGATTATGAAACTGGATTATGGCATGAAAGCACAGCAAAGGGGAGAAGTGAAATTGAAAGTTTTTGGCAACAACCTTCATTATTTTTTGATACGGTTATGGCAGAGATTAAACAGGAGTTTGATGCCGTTATAGTGACTGCATTTGACAATATAGATTTTTCACAATTTGTAGAAGTGGTAAAAAAGGGTAGGTGAACATAATGGGAAGTGCGCTTGATTTCGGGGAAATAATTAAAATTTTAGTAAAAGATGACACTTTAAAATCTATTATGGATATCCCTGTATCAGACAGAACAAATTATGGCGTATTAGCTGATAAATACATTATGCAAACATTTGTAAGTGATAAATTCACTGATGATGGTGTGTGTAGATTATTGGTAAGAAGTGCTATGCAAACAGATACAAGTAATGAATATGTAAAATGGAATGGTGTCATTGTTGAGGTTTATGTGCCTAAGCACAAAGATTTAATGACAGGATTTCAAACCAGGATAAATCAAATTTCCGATAGGTTAACTCAGTTATTAAATAGAGTATATGTCAATGACAACAAATTATATTATAAAAATTCTTATGAGTTACCATCTAGTAGTAATAATTTTAAACGATACAATTGTAAATTTGAGTTTAAAAAGATTGTAAAGTAATCTTTTTTATCAATTAAATAAAAATTAACGCAAAATAAGGAGGCACAAAATTATGGCTTTTAATGGTAAAGGTTTTATTATCGATGCGCCAAAAGTTCTTTTAAAAACGGCTAATGGTAATTCGCATTTGGCAACAGCTTCACAAGGTCAAGTAACACTAGGTGGTGACTCACTGGAATTAGTAGGCGGGTGGTCGTTCTACAATATTTCACGTATAGACACTAAAAAAACTTTAATGGTATCCTTGACGGATGCACAATGGGACTTAGATGCACTATGGTTGAGTTCTGGTGGTGCTAAAACACAATCTGCATCAGAGTTTTATTATTTCGGTAATCCATACACTGTACACGCTTCAACTTACACAGTAACTTTAACAGGACATGTAGCGGTAGCAAGTTCAGTAGAAATTAATGGATATACTGAAACTGCTGGTACTACTCCAACAGCAACGCAATTTTGGGTAAGTAACAATGGCACAGACACTACTTTACATTTCAATAGTGCTGCGGCTTCTGATGTGGTGTATCCTGCGTACAAAGTGGCAACAGTAGCAACTACTGATATTTTAACAGTGCAGACTACAGATTTTGCCAGTGCTGGAAGTGCTTTCCTACAATTTCCAATTTATAGTGATGCGGATGCAGCGGATTCCACCATTGTTGCGTATGCTCAAATGGAAGTTTACAAAGTTAAAATTATGCCTACATACGAGTTTTCTGGTTCATATAAAACCGCATCCAATTTTAAACTAGACCTTGAAGGACTTGACCCACGTAGATCTGACGGAAATATGTGGCAATTGATTGTTAATCCAGTATAATTAGAAGATATGCATTGACAATTAAAAGATTATATAGTATCATTGAATTGTTGGAGGGGACTTTAAAA